CCTTTTAGATTCGGATACGATGCTATGACGTTTCGAGGATGGGTATTTCCAAACAGTACTGTACCGGGAACTCCTAACACTCCCGCAACGTGAGCAAACCCGCTGTCGCATCCAATGAAGAACGATGAGTGAGCGAGTTTATTTGCTTGTCCGTATATACTCTCGTCAGTGTCGCTTAGCTTCTCAATACCCTGATCGCTGAACCCAAACTCTCCTTTGGTCCCTAACCAGATTACTTTGAAGCCTCTGTCTCGTATCTCATAAGCAAGTTCTTCCCACTTATCGTCAGTCCATCGACGATTGGGGTTACTTGCGGTCGGATGAATGGCTATTGTACTACCTGGGACTGCTGAATGTCCAGTCGAATCAAATGTAAATCTACCAATTTTACAATCTATTTTTGCCCGGTCGCGTACTAGCGAGTAGTACTCCTGATCACGTAACTGTCTCCGGGTATTAAATGTACCTGCAAAGTCTACTATTACGTCAAACGAATGCTGGACTTTGAGATTATTGAACCGTTGCACATTGCAATAATACTGGACTCCAATCATGTGGAGTATTAGTTCTTTTTGATGAGGTAATGCAATGGCAGTGACCTCGGCTCCTCGCTCTGCTAGATGACGAGCAGTGGAACCGATGGCGATAATTGCGTCACCCATTCCACCTCCCATTTTTAAGGCGATTTTTTGGCCCTTGACGTCCTTGGGTAGTTTACGTAATGGTTCTTTACTACCTGTTAGCATTTCCATTCCAGGTATCATTTCATTATCCTGTAGAGCTTGGGTCCATTAAAGGCGGGACTGTTTGGGTCTCTGCTGCGATTAACTGCTCGCCCTTCATTTTCTCATAGTCTGCCAATGCATTCTCAATAATTTGAGATGCCTTTTGTACTTGCTCATGCCCTTGTAACGGTAAGGGTGCTTGGGATGCCGCTTGGCGGAGTATTTGAAGTGCTTGGGCTAGTTCTTGCATGTTTCATACTTTCTAACGGGTTATAAAGCTATTCCGAATTTACCCGTGTTGGTAAACGCGGTGTCGGATGATTGTAAATTAGTTTCTAATTTTTTAACGGATAATATAGTTCTAATTGAAGGAGTACCGTCAGTTGCTCCGAACAAGGCGGGGATGGGTGTGACTAATGCCGCTGCTTGAGCATCAGCTAAATTCATGTACTCCACAGTTCCATATTGTACTACTGCATTCTCTGATGAAGGGAACCAATAAAGGGTTTGATTAGTCCATCGATTATTGCCGACTGTGGCTAAAGTTCCACTTCCATCGTCTATACGGTCAGGGTCTATATTAACCTGACTAAGTATGTTGGTAAATCCGCCTGTTCCATCATCATAAACATAATTGAAAACTACGCCTGCATCTGCTGACGTAGACTTTACATTTGGGTCTTTAGATGACGCAACTCTATTTATATTTAGGCTGAACGTGGAACCGCTGGATCGCTGTAGGGTCAGATTGGCTCCCCCGGCTGTATATTGATTTCCACTTAAGTTGATACTGCCAAGTGCGTGAGCCACGTCTCCTACGTCATACGCGTGAATAAAGCTGTGGGATTGGTCTGAAGCAGAATCGACATTTAAACCATTAGCGGTGATAACTACTCCAATCACTATCACGTCTTTTTCTTGCTCGGTCGTGAAGGGAGTGGCTTGCTGTAGTAGAGTCCCTGAACTATTGAATGCTATGAAGGTAAGGGCTGTTGCTGCGAAAGTAGGTATAATCGCTGTCTGCCCTGTCCAAGATATCTGCGTGAATGTCGGGTTAGCGGGATCATCGTAATTATTAACAATTATGCCGTTCCCATCTGATACATCAAACTTTGTAGTATCAACGTTAGCACCGATAAAGCCTCCATCAAGGAGGCCGGTTCGTACTGAATTTAATAGCACTGTGAGTAAGTCTACCGAATCTACCGTTATGATACCTGGGGTGGTTATATTTCCAGTATCATCAATGGTTACTAGGGAATTCTGTAGCGAACTTCCCGTAGCTCCATTGTATCGGGCAACGGCTTCATCAGTAGCAGATATCGGTCCAACTACTGAACCTCCTCCGAATTGACCCTCCAATATGTCAACCCTATCCTCTATTTGAATGAAGTTATTATTTAACGCATTCTTCTTCTCTGGAGTATCGAGTATGGTAAACAGAGTCATTTGCTTATAAGGGGTTCCGAATGCCATTATTTACTCTCTTATGGAACTATTAATGGGTGGTCATCTCAATTAGATTGATCCTACCACGATAATATCCACTTGTCTAGGGTGCTGTACTACTATTTGGAGTGATTGGGGTTCAGAGACTCAGTCAGCCCTGATCAGTTAACTCTCCATATCTCAACAGTGGCGTTACTTATCCTAGCGGTAGTGCCACTCCCATTTCTAAACTTTATATCAAGATCAACCGTGGTGGCCGCTGCGATAGTCTTATATTGAACAGTTGATAGTGATTGATAATCATTATTATTCTTAGCTTCTATCTCATAGTAGTCTCCACCATTAGTGTGGGCGTTTACCGTAACGCCGTCTACTGAAAACTCCACGAAACTGGTGTTACCCCCCGCACTATTAGTAATGTCACAGTAGAAGCCGATTCTATATAACCCTGGCGGCTTTACCCCTGTAGTAGCGTCAACCTTGGTTTGGAAGGTGCTCGAATTCGTATCGCTTTGGGCTAGGCTATCGAACTTCTCAAACTCTGATCCTGCTGCGGACTCATCGACAAAGTCATCACTAGCGACATGCACTGATGATATGGAAACGACTTTACCCTTACCTATTTTTCCGTAATTCCAAAAGGTGCCGTCAAAAAATAGATGGAATTCCTTATTCCTACGATTCAAGTTAGCTGAGTGAATGGTTACCGGGATTGCATCCTTAATAAGGATTATACAAGAGTTATCATCGAACTTCTTTTTTGCATCTCTTACGATTAGAGGGGCCGTGATGCCATCGGGTATGGTGATATTAACTACGCCAGCGGTCGTGTCCACTACATACATTGTAGGAGTGTCAGTATGAGTAGTGTCCGTAGCAATCTCTACCAAGTTCTCACGTATCCCCGCACCTCCACTCGCCGCAGCCTCCCACTTCATCCCTCCAGACGCAGTGGAATCGGCAGTTAATACGAAGTCATTAGTTGGCGTAGTGTCCAGTTTAAGATTAGCTTCGTCAATAACGCTATCTGAGATGGTGAGTGCGGTGGCTCCCGTAACTTCGCCAGTATGGGTAGCATTGCCTGTCTTCGCCGTATTTAAGTTGATGGCTATTCGGTTCTCCTGTAAAGCCCCGTCAACTTCGGTAGCTGCGATAATGGCTCCTGTATCTTCAATTGCTAAGTCAGCCGCACTAACTTGTCCTACTCCTGTTCCAAGATCAATCATGCTTTGCTTAACAGCAAGGGCTGAGATGGTCAGAGCCCCGTTTCCCGTCACGTCTCCGGTGTGAGTTGCGTTCGTCTCCTTCAAAGTGTTTGCTGCTACGTCAGTTGATATATCGATTCCGTCCACTGTTCCCGAAATGGTTATATCACCGTCAACCGCTAAATTATTTTTAAACGTAGAGTCACCGTATTCGTCGGTATCGATTGTTCCATGAATCGTTCCGTTATTAGTAAGGGTGCCCGATGTGTGCTCCGTAATATGGCAGTGCATAACCCCTCCCGCCTCTATGGTAATATCGCCGGTAACTGACGTACAAATGAGGTTAAGGAATGATCCGCTTCTTACTATAACTGCATCCGTAGCTTCAATTGAGTCTACGAAAGCATCTACTATACCACTTACAATGTCTAAAGCTTTATCCCCCGTCACACCGTTTATTGATGTAATTGTTCCTATATTAATAATTGACTTAGATGCAGGTAATGAGGGGTTATGCCTAACTCCGCAAGTGTTATTCGACTCTAAGGTTATGAAGTCACATCGAAATACTTCGGGATCGCCATTACTAGTTTCGTCTAAATACCCTATAGAACCTACGCCTTCAACCCGTAAAGCGGCTATATCTACAAGACTTTTAACGGATGTCCCGCTTAAGTGAATCCCAATGTTATTCGAGTCAATCGTGTGAACCTGTATAGCTTTGAATCCTACCTGATCACTACTATTAATAAATACCGCAGTAGCATTAGGTATGACCGATGCTGTTGCTAATATAACGGTATTAGCTAGAGGTGCAGGTTGGAATCCAACTGCTGTCGTGGACACAATTACTGCGTCTCCTCCGCTGACTTGGCATGACTCAGGGATTGTTAAACTAGGTTCAGTGAACGTGCCTGCTCCTTCAATGATGATCGCTGAAGGGTCTGAGTTGGTAGGTGGCGGACTTAATGCGTTAATGATTACTAACGCTTGTGTCATAGTGGCTACAGCAGTCTCGGATGAGTGCCCCGATCCTACATCGGTTCCCGACTTAGCCACGTAAACTGTGCGTGAAGCTGCGTTGATGTTGCGTTTGTACGTCATATTATGATCCAACCCGCTGCCACTGGAGCAACTGTTAATGAGGCGTCTGTTGTAATTAATTGTGTGGCTAATCCATCTATTGTTTCCGATCCATTGGTGGTTAAGGTAATGGTACCTAACACACTTTTAATTGATACTTTTCGTTCTGCTGAAGAGGAGGGGGGTAATTCTATTGCAAAAGTCCCGGTAGCAGAAATAACATCATCACCTATAAGAGTCGTGTATGCGGAAGTTACCTCGCGTACAACTAGGACACTGGGACTAACAATCCCTTGAAGGGCGTCCCCAATAAATCGGAAATTAGCGTTTAATAGGTTCCGATGTTCTGGTGAGTCGAATGTTTCAAAAAGTCCAAGACCTTGGTACGGGGCAATTCTAGAAAGTCCGGTTGGGTCAGTTGATTGATCAAATGCCATGAGGGTTTACCTAATGAAAAAGCCCAATCCAAGCTGGGCCTGAACTGGGCTCTTGGAAATGCTGAGACATCCTTATCTCTTGATTTCCCCCTCCATGAGTCTTATTAGTTATCCGAGCCTCCGGCCCATCCTAATAACATCCATGAATCATTATGTAAGGTTGTTGTCCAATCGAGTGGACTAGTCTTCAGCCTCCGTGTGGCAGGTACGGCAAAGGGGAATCACGTCCATCCAGTGCCCGTAATCATATCCTAAGTAATGATGGTACTCGACTGCGGGTTGGCCGCAATCGCAAATCTGTGTCGAAATATGAGGGAATCCGTACCTAGCCGCGTTGTTGACTGCTGCTCTGGCTTGAACTTTCAAACCATGCTTGTGTCGATACGCTTCTGAAGTCTTTTTCCCTTTGTCGCTCTTACGGTATTTATTGGTAGTTGCTTTTCGTTCTGCCGTACCCTCTTCTGTTTGTAGGAAGGCTTTGCGTTTTGCAACTGACTTTTTAAATCCCTCGGTGGCTTGGTATGCCTTTACGGCTGCCTTGCCCTTGTCGCTGTCTCTATAATGCTGTTGGTTCGATCTACCTTCGGATGTTTGATCTCTTATGAGCCGTTGGGTCTTCGCCTCATCCGTCCTACTGTATTCGAGCCTCTTAGCTCTCTTCTCTGGAGTGTTAGCAGCAAGCCGCTTTCTCTCCCGCTGCTTAGCAATCTGTTCAGGAGTTCTATTAGCTTGTTGGATGGAGTTAAGGGTCTTGGTGCATACTTTACAGTACGCTGCAACCCCGTCCTTCCTCGTCTTGTTTTTACCAAACTCTTCTGTTGACTTAGTGTTTCCACACTTCGTACATAATTTCGTTGTCATTTTACTGACCTTTAAATAGGAGGCTGTGAATTAGTGTTATCTAACCCTAGCAGCCTCCCGTTTAATTGTCAATAGGATAACTATTAACCCGTATAGTCATTGCCTGACATCGCTACGTTATTAGCCATGACAACCAAATCGCCGTTCTCAACTTGGAAATCCACCCGAAAGTGAATTGTGACCTCCCACATGTCTTGACGTGGTTGACGATCCCATTCAATCGTGATATCGCGTTGGACAAAGTAGACCAAGTTGTTCAACGGCGTGAACCAAATACTTGAACCGTCAGAGCCAGCGGTTCCGTAAGTCAAGTCTTCAGGCATCAATGGAACTTCCAACATTGGAATTCCCCATGGTCCAGGCTGTCGGCGGGACTTCAGGTTGTTGAAACCCATAGCCGAGTCACCCATGCCAGTTTCACGATCACTGATGTCCAGTGACCATTTATCGGCAGGTCCACTTGGAGCAACCCAAGTGTAGTCAGGCTTGGCTGCACGATAACGGCTTGGAACAGCACGCTTCATATCGTAATACAAGCGTTTGCTAGGAGCAGCACCACCTGCATCGATTTGCTGAGCTGCTGGAACAATGTTTTCCAAGATGGTTTGGAAACCATTATTGACGCCAAGCAAGTTGTTCTCTGCGGTTTGACCATCACCAGTGGAGATAGTCTCGTCACCTTGGATGGCAGCCAACTCGGTGTCGATAGCCATACGTTTTGAGAACATGGTAAGAAGGCGGTTTCTGATACCGGACTTCTCTAGATTGTCTTCGGTGAAGTCAGTCTTTAGATCGAATCCTGAACGGTACTTTTCAGTATCGTAGACTAGGACACGTTCGGTTGGAACGTGAGTAGTTGCACGGCTGGTGGTGTGAGCACCTTCAGTAACAATCTGTCCCAAGTCCAATTTGTTGATTTCACCTTTTTGATGATCGATTCGTACAACACGTACTTCTTTCATCAGAACTGTTTCGTCAACCAACAGATCAATGAACCGGTCAGCTTGTTGTCGGTTCATCACCGAGTTAGGCATCGAGGTTTGATCTACGGCGGACTTACTCATTAGTTGCTTCAGGGGCAACTTAATGTCCATAACCATAGTATATTACTCCAATCGAGTGGATAGAATTTGAAATTGAATACGGGTAAACGGTTGGCTAGATTACTCGTCGCCAGCGAGCCAAGGGAATGTACCGTCGAAACATGCGTTAACATCTTCATCGATAGGTTGACCGCTAATTGCGGACTTGGCTACTTCAGCTTTTGGGTCTACAGTCTCAGACCGTTCGATACCAGCATTTGGAATCGATTCTCCCAGGGCCATTGCCGATTTGGCAACTTCAACGACTTGCAATTGAGTCTGCTCTAGGTTTGCTGCCAAACCATTAAGAACGCTCATCACATCGCCGAAGTCTACTGACTTGGCTACTTCCGCTTTTTCCGTATTCGTATTCGTATTCGTTTTCGTATCGTCACTCGCTGGGGTTGCTGCACCCGGAGCCATTTTTTCGACTATGGCTTGCATGCCAGTGCCTAAGGTATTCAAACCTTCAGTCATCTTTTCGAGAGTTGGGGCAAGGGCAGTAACGACGCCGACTGATACGGCCTGACCTAATGCTTCAAGTTGTTTTTCAGAAGCAGACTTTGCTACTTCTTTCTTCATGTCACTTTTCTTGGCAGCTTCTTCCTTGGCTTTATCTTCAGCTTTAGCCTTAGCTTCTTTGGCTGCTTTTTCAACTTCAGGGGTCGCACCTGGAGTTTCTAGAGTTTTAGTTTCGGTAGCCGTGGACGCCACAGCTCCAGTTTCGTCTTTCGACATAATAACAGTCTCCTGAATTGGAGTTGAGGACTTGGCTACTTCAACTTGGGAGGTATCACCTACCAGTTGTGCGATTAGCCTAGAATTACTCGGTTGGCCCTTCGGGACTTCAACCGGTGGGGCCATTACCATGTAGGCATCGCCCATTCTTACTCGTACAGTCTTCTCCAAGTCAAGTTTGACTTTATTGAGTTGATCAGCGACATAGAATTCGCCGTCTTCTCGCAGGCCCTCGTAATTGAGGTTATGAGCTTTTAAATACTCTTTGGCCATCCCCTCAGAAATGAACTTAGATTTTGCTAAGTCCACTTTCCAAAGTTGCATACTATCTAACGTCATCCCCTCAACTTCTTCCATCTTCCCGTCAACAGATTTACCAACGACGAAAGTGGATTGATTGTGATCAGGAATATGAGTAACACTGACTTCGTAAAGATCGATGTCTTTCAGTACTCGGACGGTTTCATGTGTTTGAGGGTCAAGCTCGAAGTCTATAACTACGAGTCCTCGCCATGACATTCCAGATAACTCACCAGTAGCAACTTGCTGAATTACTTCAGGCTGCGTTACTTCGGCAGTTACAAAAAGCCCACGATCACCTTTTTTAAGGGATGGGGCTTTTTCTTTTGGATATGTGTTGATTACTTCTTTGGTATCTATCGCATAGATATCCCACATGCCAGCTTCAGAGCTTTTTCTCAATTGAACTGGGTGCATCGTGAGCACGCGGCCCACCGCCACCGAGTTTCCCATGTGATCAATCCAGAACTTGTGATTGATGAGTAACGATGGGGCCGCCATGAATTCTCTGATATTGAACTCAAATGGAGAGGTATGGTCGCCTGAGCGGTCATTGGTCTCAACAGATGCGAACCCCTTAATCAATAATCGATCAAGGGGTTTACCTTCGCCTTCGCCTTCCACTGAGAAGTGAACGGGGGCATTGAATTGTAGTAGTTCTCGAATTGGAGCGGCCATTCCTAATCCTCTGGTGTTACAAATAGTTTAGAGTTATTAAAATATGTGTCAACACTATCTTGATCATTTTCGCCAACTATTTTATCAGATGGCGACATGTAATGCAAATCCTGTGTTCTGTCCGCCACTCCATGGAACTAATAACATACTTGGATCGCTTAAGTCAGGCTGAATAGTGCATCTACAGTTTACGCTCCCAGGGCCATCCCCTGGGTGGAGTTGGCCGCTGGGGAAAGGTTGACCTACGGGTACAGGTCCATGGGCTTCATTGTCAACATGCTCGGGGCGAACACGACGATCCCCAACGGTTATCCACTCGTGCATCTTAACACCAGAGCGAATGAAACTCTCGTGCTGGGCAACCTCATAAGCTTGGTGCATTTCAGTACGTGCAATACGATTGGCGTACCAAGATGGAAAGCCCTGACCAGACCGAATCATGTCCGCAACTTCTTGCGTACCTAGTCCGCCCAAAATAATAAAGTCTCGGATCAACCTCCTTACGTTTTCGATAACGGCGGCTGACGTTCGTGCTGTAACGAAAATCACTCGGTCGTCTATCGCCTGGATCAGCTCGTCGTCCGTCAGTTCAAACCTGACATCTCCGGCTGCCTTACGGACCTGTACCTTTTTCTCCATGTCAGTGACACGGCGAGCGGTAGCGTTGAACCCCATTTGAGCCAACGCCGTAATGCCTCCATACTCCCACATTCTCATGTGGCCTACGTGTAGTTGATATCGATATCCACGTTCTGCGTCTGTATTATCTTGATCGTAAAAGTTAGGGAGAATCTCCTTTAACTCATCGTCAATAAATTTCTTCTTATCTTTCTGGGTGCCAGGGACTCTTCGTAATAGCTTAGCCTGCCTCTGTAAGATATTGATCACGCCGGACCTTATCAGATCGTAATACCTGCTGAGAGTCCAGTCTGTCAACTTCTTTTTAAGGTTGGCTTCTAATGTACGTTCCTGCCAAATCAGTAAACCGGTTGTTACGTTACTAACCGCCGCCAATCTTTGTTGGTTTCTTAGCAGAACCGCCGTTAGTCTGTCCACTTCCTTTTGCTGGAGCTGATCCAGCGGGCTTAGGTTTCTGACCATTTTGGGCTCCCTTCTCAGCCATGCCTTTTACACTGGCGGCTATTCGTTCAGCCTTATGTTGAACGGCTTGTTGTTGCAATTGAAATTGGGTGTTCTCGATTTCTTCTTCGAGTTTCTCACGTTCGGTTCCCATAGCTTCAGTCATCTCGTCAACGAACATAATCGTCTGACCTAGAACCATGAACGGTCGGTCTCCACCTGGGATCGGATCACCAAGTCCCGCTCGTTTACGAATAGCATTAATTGTCGTACAGCCCTGTTGTAAATAACCTGTAAGAACAAGCATCTCTGCTTGCTCATCTCGGATATCTAAAGGATTGAACTTGATCAAGACAAGGTTGGCACCGAGTCCTCTGGAGAATAACCGGTTGATCTTTCGTGCCCAATACCGTTGGCTTGGCGTAACGATACGATCTTTGTAAATCTCAGCTTGGGATAGGCCCTTCCCAGAACCTAGTTCACTGGACTCAGAGATACCGATGATAGCTGGGCTAACACCGTGGGCAGTCATAATCGATTGTGCGTTATTCTTCTTCGTCTCTTGGAATGATGCTTCGTTAGCGTCTGCGTCTAGCTTTTCAAAACGGATTTTCACCTCGCCCCGCATCGACGGAACTGGAATGATCAGAGTCTTATGAGCCTTGCCTTTGACGTGACTGGAGAAGTAAGCCGAGATGGCCTTCTTAACCGGTTCTGCCATTTTGGCACCTTCGATGATAATGGCGTATCTTGGTACAGTATTGTGCTCGAAGTACTGCAACAGATAATCACGAATATGCACATTGGCGAGCAACCACCCAAGGGCAGGAACCACATCAGTGTATCCATAGTAAATTGTATTACTATGGTGACGGGGTATCCATATAATTTCATTTGCAGCTCGGGATATATCATTGGTAGGTTTCCCTGACTCTCGATCTATGAGGTTCCAGCGAGCGGTCTTCGGTCCGGGCTCTCCGTCGATCTTAGTATCGAATGGTTCGTATTCGTTGGTGATACTATTCTTACGGAGTGACGTGATCTTATTACCGAAAGGTTGGTAATAAATGTATTTACCTCCGTGAACAGTTCCCCCATCTGCCCGGTCGTTGGAAATAACTTCGACAAAGCCTTTCCAACCCTTCATGACTTTCATGCGGATAGCTGGGGCGTGTGCGATTCGGCGAACCTTCATATCCATTGAGCGGATAACTTCGATGGCTCCCCAACCGATAGCTTCGTAATCCATGCAAGCCCGGTCAATCACGCCCTCAAAGCCTAAGACTTCGTTAGCGTCTTCAATAAAGTCTTCAATCATCTGGACTTCATTGTCAACTTCTTCCTGAGTGACTATACGTTTACGATTGGTTTGCTTACTTCGAGAACCGGCAGTGTTACCTGCTCCCGCGTTCCCTCCAGTAATTAAACTTGCAGCCTTGGCCATAAATGACTTGAAGGAGTGTCTCTTCTGAGTGAGGTCTACATTATCCTCGGAGTTTCTCAAAGATTGGGTAGGGTCTCCGTCCAATGTAAAGTCTATACCCGCTCCATTCGATTGGACAGGAATCGGGGTAGCCTTAGCGTCGATATCCTTTGGTCGGACTTCTCGCCCATTATCATCTCGAGCACTGTCTTCATCAGGTTTGACGGTAACACTTGGAACGAGTTGAAAGTCCCTACCCACTGAGTCGGTTACCTTGGTTCGCACGCACCGGTAGTGAACTTCATCTACTTCCAAAAAGGCAGATAGCAACTCTGGTGGATAAGGAGGTTCCACAATCTCGATCATGGACACATCTCCAATGAAGGAGTTGTGCCCTAGCTCATTGGATTGCTGCGTAGTACCTTTTGCAGTCTTCTGAACTACGGCTTTATTCGCAGCTAGACGTGCTGACAGTCTTTGAAGAGTGTCAGTCTCACGCTTATCGGCTTCCATAGCATCGTGTTGAGAAAGGGTCCTCTCTCCAAAATGTTTCATCCCTCTGTGAGTCATACCTGTGAGGATGTCGGCTGCTGAGTGAATGGTGTCATCTTCGTCTGTGACGAATGCTTCGGTAATCTCGACATCTTCTGAGTCTTCAGGGCCAGAATCAAACGCATTGCGTAGCACTTCAGCGATATTACCTTCGGTAAGGATATCGACATCTTCGTCTTTAGCTGTCTCTGTCTTTGGGTGGTCGGACATGCCAACTCCTAAATTATTGAAATGTCTTCGATTATGGAATCTTCCATGAGCTGTGCAGCTAACATGTCGTAAGTATCACAGTGTCTTTGATGGTCTTTACCCTTCGTCCACTCGTACTTGCTATTTCCCGCCGGAGTTTCCACGATCTCTCGCACGGGCATACAAATTTCATCTTCGTATTGCCCATTCATAATGTCTTTGTAGTTACGTGGAAGCTCGTTCTTCTTCATTCGGAGCTGTCCGTAAGATCGGTCAAGGGCTTCCGTTCTATCGATTCTTAATATCCGCTCTTGGATATTATGACTACGGGTTTGATCGCCGCCTTCTTGACCATAGCGACATAGCCAAACATCACATTGAGCATCGTCTTGGAAGTCTCGGGCAAGCATTAACTCAGGCCCGGCATCCATCATAGCTTTCTCAACATTGTAGCGTTCGATCAGCTCATGGACTTGCCACATGTCAGTAGCTCGAACCTTACCGCACCAGACCATTTTACGATGGCCTCTTTCCTTAGTCTCGGAGATGCGTAT